GGTGTGGGCCGGGCTCGGTGCCGGGCGCCGTGGTGTTGCGCCCTGTGGGCCGCTGTGGGCTATTTCCCGAGTGCTCGGTCGAGGTTGTGCTGGAGGCGCTTGGCCGTCTCCTCTTGGAGTCGGGTCATTATCTTCTCATTGGTGCGCTCGCTGGTTATCATGGATGGCACCGAGATGGTGGTAAACTTCTTGATGTCGGTGCGTGTCCTGCTCATTCGCTGGAACGGGATCGCACTTACGCCGCCGGCCTTGGTGTTGCCCGTCCCCATGAGGATATTGTGCGATCGCTCGGAGTACGGGCCGCCCGGGGTGCGGGTGCTCAGATAGCGGCCGATGACCTTCTTCTGCCCCTTGACCACCTGCATCCGCAGCGTGTAGCTCTTTCCCGGCGGTGCGGTCTTGGGCGTCATGCCGAAGTGCACGGGAGTGAGCAGCCGGCCGGAATAGGTGATGGTCAGCTCCTCGATGGTCTCACCTGAGACGCTGACGCTGCCCGCCATCTTCTTCGGCTTGCTGCTGTTCTTGCCGGACGGGGTGATCTCGCCCTTCTTGATGTTGTAGACCGATGTGACTTCCTGAGCGATCCAGCTCGGCGCTCTGGCCTTGACGTCGCGGACGGTGGCCTTCACGGCCTTGCGGCCCTGCTCGTCGATCTGCGCGACGGTGTCCATGAGCTTTTGGAAGTTTTCGACCTGCATGGTGATGGTTGCCTTTGCCGTTGTTGTCACCTCCTGAATATGCAAAAAGAGACCGGCGGGCGTTGGTTCGCCCGTCGGCCTCTTGCCGTCGGTTGTTATTTGGTTTTCCTCTGGTCAGCCGCTCGGAATTGTCACGGCGTTGCCCGTGTGTCCGGCGGTCTTTTGCAGGATATAGAATAGCACGGGTCGCTACTGCTTTTCAATTCCTTTTACTTCCCTTTTGTTCCTTTTACTGCGTTTTACTGCCGCAGCTCAGGCAGGGGCTCCAGCTCGTCCAGCACGGCGGCGAGGTTGAGCAGGGCGCGGCCGTGGATCTTGTATGTCCTGTTCTGGTAGGCGTCCGCTCTGTCGACGTAGTCCCGCCGATCACCGAACAGGACGCCACAGGTGCTCTCCCAGTCAGCCCGGTCGAAGTAGCGCAGCCGGATGACGGCGCGCTCGTCGGGGTCGGAGAGCTGGAGGATCAGGCCCTCGATGGCGTTGCGCTCCTGCTTCTCCTCAGCCTTGAGCCGGTCGATCTGTTCCTCGAGCTCCATTTTCCGCTCCACCATCATGCCGGTGCGGTCGGATGGTGTGCCGGATCCGCGTGGCATACCTGTCAGATCAGGGCCGGGCGGTGAGGCCATCGTCATTTCCATGCGGTCGAGGCGTTCGAGCTGGTTGTCGATGTCCCTCAGCATGGCGGTGTAGGCCGCGAGCCTGTCCTTGATCCGTTGTGTGATCGGCTTCTCGCTCATTATGTCAGGGCGTCACTCCTGCTCACCTCCTTCCTCGTCAGGCTCGAAGATCGCGGCGATCTCCTCGCGCGGTAGCTCTCGGCCTTGACGGACGCAGCGCACGTTATTGTCTCCAGTTGTTTTGATGTAGCGCCGCACGATCACGTCGCACCATTTGGGTTCGAGCTCGATCATGGCGCAGGTTCGCCCGGTGTTCTCGCAGGCTATGAGCGTCGAGCCTGAGCCTCCGAAGAAGTCGACCACGAGCTCGCCCGGCCGGCTGCTGCTCAGAATGGCCCGCTCGCACAGTGCGATCGGCTTCGGCGTTGCGTGCCCGCCTGCGTCGTCTCTTTCTGCTGTGTTTGTGATCGGGAAACGCCACACGTCGGTCATTATGTCGTGCTCGTCGCTGTCGTTGTGTGTGTTGTCGAAGAAGGCGCGCAGCTCCATCGCTTCTGCTTTCATGCTCTGGTATGCCTCGGACGGCTTGTTGCGCAGTTTCATCACTTGATCGTGTGGAAGGCTGAAGGCTCGGCCCTTAAACGCCTGCTGGAGCTTTTTGTAGTGCCACTCCGGGATCGGCGTGAACTGCGATTTGCTAAACCAGTGCCCCCACATTTGAACGCCGGTGATCTCCGTGAGCTGCTTGGCCTTGAGTCCGACCTTCTGAGCCTCTCCGACCATATAATCGAGGATCGCCTCGTATGCGTCGTTGAAATGGTCTTTGTTATTGTTGAAGCCTTCGACGCCGCACATAACAAAGAGGCATTTCTCGGTTTCCCTCGGGTAGCTCCGCATGAGCTCGCTGTTGACGCCGAAGGCTGAGTGCTTCGCCCATGTGATGTAGTTTCTGAACGTGATCTGGTTCGCGGCGATCATCGGCCGAAGGATGAAGGCGTAAATATCCATGAGCGGCTCGTCGATGCCCCAGCAGTACCAGCTCCCGTTTCCCTTCAGGATCGAGAAACTGAGCGCAATCCACTTCTTGTTGAACTCGAGGAGATCGTTCTGGTTCTGGTTGTCATTCTGGACGCCGTCGCTCTCTTTTCCCATGCCGTATGGCGGGTCGGTGAAAACGAGGTCGGCGCGCTGCCCGTCGGTTGCCTTCTGAACGTCGCCCATCTTCAGGCTGTCACCGCAGTAAAGCCGGTGGTCTCCCAGTAGCCAGAGGTCGCCGGGTTCGGTGAATGGTTCCTCTGGCGGCGCCTCGGGCTCGGTGTCGCCGTCCTCCTTTTCCGACTCGTCATCATGCAGAGCTTCGGACAGAGCCGTGACAAGATTGCCGTATTCTTCCTCGGTGTAGCCGCTGAGCATGAACGGGATCTCGCCGGTGTCGATGTCGGCGAAAACCTCGGCGAGCATCTTGTTGTCAGTGGTGGCGAGCTCCGCGATGCGGTTGTCAGCCGTCAGATCGGCCAGCTCCTCGGCCTCGCTTGCGTAGTCCTGATAGTCGACCGGGGCGTCGGTCAGGTCGTCGAGCTGCGCGGCCATGAGACGGCCGTGGCCCTTTGTGACGAGCCCGCTGCGCTTGCTGACAGTGATCGGGGCGCGCCAGCCCGTCGCTCTGATGATAGAGGCGAGGAGCTTGATCTGCTCCGGCGGGTGCTGGTTGGGGTTCTTTGGATTGGGCCGCAGATCCTTCAGCGGGACGATGGCGTCGTGTGCACAGAACACGGGGACGCTGCCGGCGTATGCCTTCGGCGTGGCCGTGGTGCTGTACTCCTCGATCTCGGGGCCGGTCTGCGGCTGCGGTTTATTCATGGCCGTCACCTCCTGTGGAGAATTGTTTCTCGATCCACTTGTGGAGGCTGGAGCCCTGCCAGTTGTTTCGGCCGTCAAGACGGTTTTTCAGCCGTTCCAGTTTCGCCTCCTCGACCTCCTCGGTGGATCGGTGGAAGATGATGCGGAGCTGGTCGAGCATGATCTGGACGTCGGCCATCTCCTCGATCACGTTGCCGATCGCTGCGGTCACTTCGCAGCCAGCCTGTGCCCGTTTGATTTTGCATAGGGCTTTGGTCAGCTCGGCCATCTCCTCGACGGCCATGTCCATTTGTGCTGGCGCGCCGTAGGTCGTGATCGCACGATCCAGCAGGGCCCGGCGTTCCTCCGTGGTCATCACGGGCGGCCTCCCTTCGTCAGCTCTCTGACCAGTATGACCACGAGCACGATCACGATGATGGCGAGTGTGATGGCGGTCGGGATCCAGATCGGGGCCAGTACCCACAGCCAGCTCCAGTTGATGACGCCGGTGAGCTTCAGGACGATGAAGGCGACGGCGAGAAGGCCGCAGAAGCCGATCCCGCCGGCCGTCGTGTTGTTTCTTTCGTTGTTCATGTATTACCTCCAGTATTATTTTCCGAGCCCCTTCAGCGCGCAGGCTGTGCAGGCGGTTCGGACGTCTGGCTCCAGTGCGAGGATCCGGCGGGCCGTGTCTGTCTGCCAGCACTCAGCGCCACAGACGGGGCAGGTAGTGAGCTGCCAGTCGTCCGTCGGAGGCTCCGGGACGTTATCGCGCAACGGCATGGTGAGGATCCCGCCGTCTCCGGGCTGGTGGGGCGAGAGGATGGGCTCAGGCTCGTCGGGGATCATGGTGTCGAGGAGCTCGTTGTACTTCTTGAATATGGCCTCCGACGCTGCGCTCCAGCTCTCGCCGTGCTCCGTGTCCTCCGGGGTGGCGACGTGGGCCAGCTCGTGCGCCAGCAGCTCAGGGGCGGCGCTGATGGGCGCCTCGGCCGAGATGCAGACGATCGGCGTGCTGCCGTCGTCTGGAAAGATGGTCAGGCCGTAGGCGGTGCCGTTGGTCTCGTCCCGCAGGTCGGGGACGTACTGCGCGACGTATTCGACGCCGGGGTAGAGCTCAGAGAAGGCCCGGGCCACGATGGCCGTCGGGTCGTTGATGAAGGGCGAGGCCATCGGGCCGATCTTCTCGTACTGCTTCAGGGCCGTGTAGGTCTCGCGCAGCATGGCCCGCACTTCGTCCTTCTTGATGCCGTTGATGGTGGGCCCGTTCAGGATCAGGTCGAGCATCCTGTCGCTCCAGTCCTGCATCAGGTGGGTCTCCGGCATACCGCAGCCGAAGGGCACGACGTCGACCTTCTCACGGGTGAGGGTTTCGTATTCTTTCACGGTGCTGCTCCTTTCAGAAAAGCCGAGCGGGCCGGAGCCCGCCCGGCGCTCCATTTACTGCATGACGACGACCTTGCCGGCGTCGATCAGATCGCCCATATTCTTCAGGAAGTAGTCGGCGATGTTCTTCTTCGCCTCGAGTTTCCAGATGCCGCCGTCAGCCTCGAAGAAGCCGATCCCCTCGTCGGGTTCCACGCGCAGCAGGAACTCGCTCTCGGGCTGCTCCACCTCGAGGAAGGTGCGGAACGGCCGCAGCATGACGCGGGGCTTGATCTCGACGACCGCGTTGAGGGCGACGCCCTGACGGGCCTCGACGGTCTGCGTGACGCCGTTGTCGTTGGTGCTGACGCTGTTCTCGTTGGTCATGCGACTCAGCAGGTCGAGCAGGTAGGCCGTGCCCTCGTTAGGGATGCAGAGGCTCCGCAGCTCGATCAGAGCTACCTCGCGTCCTCTGAAGCCGGTGTACAGGCCCGGGGCGTCAGCCTTGGCGCGGTAGAGCGTGTTGCGGGAGAAGTCGCTCAGGTAGGTGGTCATCACCTCGACGGTGTCGTTGCTCTTGACCTGCACCATGATGGTCGTGCCGACCTTTTCGAGCTCGGTGCGGATCAGCTTGCAGATGCTATCGAGGCCGCTGACGCTGATGCAGTCGGGGCGGTCGACGTGGGGCGGGATGCGGGTGAGGGATGCGTCGGCGTAGGTCTGGCCGCCGATCTCGAAGATCTTGGTCTCCTTCAGGCTGACGATTTTGTCGATCATTTTTGCGAGCATTGTGTTGTCCTCCTTGTTCTGTGTTGTGGGTTGTTATGCGTGCTGGACGAGCTTCAGGAGCTTCGGGGCCTCCTGCTGCGTGCCGTCCATGTTCATTTGGCCGGGCACCTGCGGCACCATCTCAGCGACGACGAGCTCGCCGTTGCCGTCAGAGGTGACATAGAGGGCCGTGGCGACGGGGTTGGTGGCTGCGAGCGTAGACTTGGCCGTCACGGAGACGCCGATGGTGCGGCGCTCGTCGTCCGGGGTCAGCTCGATGGTGAGGGTGATCTTGCGCTTGGCCGTGGCCTTCGTGTTGGGGTCGAGGATGTTCTGGATCACCTTGTCCATCTCATAGTCGACGCGCTCCTCGAAGGCGCCGCGGGCCATCGACATGATGCTGTCGCGCTGGTTCTGTTCGTTCATGGGGTTTCTCCTTTCTTTCCGCTGCCGGCCGTGCCATACTTCTCGAGCGTGTCCTTCATCGCTCCGGCGATGCACTCGGCCATGATGGTCGCGGTCTTGGTTTCGCTGTTCTTGGCAGCCTGTTCAATGGCTGCGCGGATCTCGTCGGGCTCATAGCCCGTGTTCTCATAGGCGGCGAGCTTCTGGACGAGCACCTCCTTGGTGGCTGCGCTCCAGTAGCCCGTCTTGATGCCGTTGACTCTCTCGTGGGTCAGACGTTCCATGCTGGCCCTCCTCTCAGGTGGCCGATCCGAGCGTCATCTGCTCGGCCTCGGTCGGGTTGTCTGCGTAGGCTGCGGCCGTCTGGCCCGTGGGGCCTGAAGGCTCCGCTCTGGCCCACACGGCCTCGGTGGCGTCTGAGCGGGTGGCCTTACGGCGGCCGACCGTCGTGAGGATCCCGATCTCCTTCAGCTCCGTGAGCCGTGGGGCGACGTAGTTGCGGTTGAAGTACGGGATCCGGCCGTCTGCGACGAGCTCCTCAGTGATCTCGCTGGCCGTGAGCTCACGGTTGCCGAGGGTCTCGAGGATCAGGCGGCAGCGGGCGGCCCGCTTGGGGAGTACGGCGTCATAGCTGCGGCGCCGGGTCTCTTTGGTTGTCTGGTTCATGCGTTTCCTCCTTTCCAGCCAGCTCGACGCTGTCGGCTGGCGCGTCCTTGACTTCAGGCGTCGGCGCTTCGTTGCCCCACACGTCCCATCCCGGGGCAGCTTCTCGGGCAAAAAGCTCGATGCGGGGCAGATCTCCCATCAGCTCGACGATCCTGTCGCGTATCTCGGCCGGCTTTCTGCTGTGCTGCTGGAGCGGGGAGAGGACGACGCTGCGGACGCTGCCGCTGATGCGCTTCGGCTTGCCCTTGGTCGCCAGCAGGCAGATCTCTGAGTTGCTGCGCGTCCAGTTTCCGAGCCCCATGAAGATGCCGGTGCCGTTTCTGTTCTGCTTTACCCAGTTGAAGGCGACGGTCTTGTAGCTGAAGCCCCACGCCTCGATCACGTCGAGGGCCTCGCGGAGCATGGGGAAGGTCGCCCACATGAAAAGCACGCAATCCTCGTTAGCAATACCCCCCCCCCGCAGCTCCGACGTCCATGCGCTTTATGTCCTCGATGGTCATGGTGTCGTAGTGCTTGGAGGCTGCTGCTCTGGTGCCGCGGTTCTGATAGCTCCACGGGGGATCGGCGTAGATGATGCTGTACTTCTTGTCAGGGAGTGGGGTCATGGGCGGCCTCCTTTCCGAGCACTTCCGACTCGATGCCGTGCAGGAACTTGATGAAGCCGGCCGTCGCCGGCACCTCGTAGCGAGAGAGCTCTGCGTGCGTCATGTACTTGCGGCCGTAGATCTCGGCCATGTCGCGCCAGACGGGCCACGGCACGCGGTAGAAGTCCGTCAGACTCATGGAGACGAGCACGAAGGCGATGGCGCCGAGTTTGTGATGGGCCTCGAGGTCGTCCTGCTGCTCTTGAGTGAGCCGGCGCTGCTCGATGCGCTCGTCGTCGGTGTGCTTGGCCTCGAAGTAGATGCTCCGACCGCCCTTCAGGGTGCCGCCATAGTCCGGCTGGGCCTGCTTGGTATAGCAGGCGAGGAACTGGCCCTTGCGGTTCTTGGCGCCGATGGGCTTCATGGGCTCCGGCGTCTTTTCAATCTTGGCGAGGCCGCGGCTGAGGTAGTAGTCGCACGAGGCCGAGATGATATTCTCGAAGTAGCCGCCGGCGACTCTGGCCTGCTTGCCGCGGATCTGCGCCATCATGTGTTTTTCGGCTGCGTAGGGCGTCGGGTCGTTGTAGCCCTCCGCGTTCTTTCTCGGGTCGTACTTCGTCACGGCGTTCAGCCTCCGATCTCGATGTGGATGCCCGGATCGGCGATCAGACGGTCAGCGAGCTCGAGGATGACGCTGCCATCCAGCTCGATGCTGATGGGGCCGTGGTCGAGATGCTGGTTGCAGACGGCCATCGCCTTGAAGGCGGGTAGGTGCAGCGTCACGCTGCCGATGTCAGGCTTGTCCTCGGGCTCCTCGTCGGGCTTCAGCTCGCTGATGGCCTCGAAGCCGTTGCGGACGGGGATGCCGTGCGCCTTGGCGAGCTCGATCTCCGCAGCCATGCCGGCCGAAGGGTGGTCGATGCCGAAGGCCCACAGCTCGGAGCAGCCGAGCACCAGCTCGCTGCCGATCTTCAGGGCCAGCTCACGCTCCTCGGGGACGTTGTCGTCCATGAACTGCGTGAGATAGATGTGCGGGGTGACGGGGATGACGCCCTTCTCCACAGCCGCGCGGCTGTACTCCTTGGCGCGCTGGATGTTGTTCTCGTAGTCCCCGCGGCACGGGGAGCAGATGTAAACCTTTTTCATGTTGTTCCTCCTATCGTGAGCGCCAGCTCTGGCCGGTGAGGGTGATGCCTCTGCACATTTCCATGAGCCGGTCGATGGTGGCCCGGGCCGTCATGCTGTCGTGGCTTTCTCGCGGCGTCATGCGGTCGATCAGGGCCTCGGTGTCGTAGTTGGTGGTCACTATGGTCGGCAGGTACGCCTCATAGCGGCCGTTGATGATGTTGTAGACCGTGGAGATCGCCCACTCGGTCGGCGGCTCCTTGCCGATGTCGTCGATCACGAGGAGCGGGACGGTCTTGTAGATCTTCAGGACGTCGCTCTCGCTGCCGCCGGTCGTGGAGTAGGTGCGCTTGATGCGCTCCAGCAGGTCGATCATCGTCATGCAGATGACCGGCTTGCCTTGCGCGATCAGGTGGTTGGCGATGGCAGCGGCGAGGTGGGTCTTGCCGGTGCCCGGCGGGCCCGCGATAAACAGGCCGTTGCGGCCGGGTTCCTGACGGCCGGGCTGCGGCAGCATGGCGTCGAAGCCTTCGGCATAGCGCCGGGCGGCTGCCGCTGCGCGCTTGTTGTCGTCGGTGAGCTGGAAGGTGGAGAAGGTGCGCCGCAGGAAACGGTCGCCCATGCCGGACTCGCCGACGATGCGCTTGATGCGTTCCCGCATTTTCTTCTCCTCCTCAGCTTTGGCGGCTGCGGCCTCAGTAGCTTCGCGCTCTGCCTTCTCCTTCTCGTAGGCAGCCACAGCCTCGGGACAGGTGCATCGCTCGGCTCCGTAGGGAGGCCAGAGGATGCGGTTGCCGAGCGGGATGCCCTTGTGGTAGCGCAGGGCGCCGCAGAACTCGCAGGGGACGGGCTCAGGGACTCCGGGACGGCCGGCGAGGCGCTCGTCGTTGCTCCAGATCCAGTTACCGGGGTCACTCGTCGTCGGCCGGCTTGAAGCCCTTGCCCCAGTCTCGGCCGGAGCTGTCGGGCTGTTCAGGATCTCGCTGATTTTCTGCACCTTCGTTCACCTCCTCGTTGTCCCAGTAGCCGCCGTTGAGCCATGTGCTCGGGTTCGGTATGTAGCGCCCGTTCTCCCGGCGCCACTGGTCGCTCCGCTTCTGAGCGTCGACCGCCTGCATGATCCTCTCGTGGAGCTCAGCGGTGGGCTTGATCTTGTTCCACGCCTTCAGAGCGTACTGCTTGCCGGTCTTTTTCGGGTAGGCTTTCCAGAACTCGAGAAATCTGGCCTCGACGAGCGACTTCGTGCCGCCGTCACTCCCCTCGTCAGAGGGGGAAGGGGGTGTATTACCTTCTCTTGTCTTATCTTCTCTACTCTGGTCTACTCTGCCTCCGGCTTTCTTGCGGCTGTTTGCCGGTCGTCCTGCGGTCGACGTTGGGTCGTCCGGCGAGGCGTCGGCAGACGCCGCAGCAGCGGCCCGGCGACTGCGGGAGCGCTCTTTCTCGGCTTGCCGCTGGTCGATCAGCTTGCCGGCGTACTCGTACCAGTCGTGGATATCGAGCGTCCCGTCCTCTTTTTCGTCGATCCAGCCCGCCCGGATCAGCGTTTTCGCCAGCTTTTCGGGGTCTCCGTCCCACTGAGCGGCCCGCGAGATCATGCGCGGCGTGATGTCGACGAGGCTGCCGGTCGGGGCGTTGTCGAGGGCCCACAGCCAGAACGAGACGAGCAGCCCCATCATGTGCGGCGGTTCGACTTCGAGCTGGTCAGCAGCGTCGAACAGTTTGCGGTGATCCTTGAGTGTCTGATGCACTTGCAGCCATGCCACGGTCGTCACCTCCTTTCTGTGGTCGTTTGTTTGTGGTCTGCTTTTGGTCGTCTGCCGGTCGTCCGGCGGTCAGGTTAAAATGGAAGGTCGCCATTGTCCTCGATCTCCGTGAAGTCGCCGGAGCCCTCAGAGTAGCCCGGATCGGCGAAGTCGCTGCCAGAGCTCTGGCCGCCGTCCTTCTTGCTGTCGCAGAAGTGGACGGAGTCGACCGTGATCTCGACGGCTTTGCGGCGGTTTCCGTCCTTGTCCTCGTAGCTGCGGCTCGTGAGCTCGCCCTCGACGAGGACGAGGCGGCCCTTGCTCAGGTACTTGCAGACGAACTCGGCCTGTGCGCGCCATGCGACGCACTCGATGAAGTTGGTGATCTTCTTGCCGTCCTTGGTCTTGCGGCCGGTGTCGCTGGCGAGGGTGAAGCTGGTGATCGCCGTGCCCTGCTGCGTGTACCTGAGCTCAGGGTCGGCGGTGAGACGGCCTTGGAGGCCGGTGTGGTTATACATTAGGCGTTTCCTCCTTGCTGGTTATGCTGTGCGGCCGCGTTGTCGAGGGACGTGCAGATCTCGTCGTACTCTTGGCGGGTCAGGGTGGCCGGATCCTGCTTTTTGTACTTCTCCACGATCCGGGCGTTGGTGCGCTCCTTGGTCATTCCTGCGACCTCTGCCTTCTTGTAGAGGCGCGCGAGCTGCGCGTCGCTCAGACGGCCGGAGCTCTGCCCCTGACGGCCCTGTGTGGCCTGCTGGCGGCCTCCAGCGCCGGATCCTTTGCCCTGCGCGCCGAAGTCACTGTTGTCGGGGTCGTCCTCGCCTTGGTCGACGGTGAACTTCTCGAAAAGGTAGTATTTCAGGGCGTAGGTGTGGGCCGCGCCCTTGGCCTTGGCGGGGTCATCGTTCCAGCCGACGGCGTGGACGGTGGCCTCGATGGTCTCGTCGTCGTTGTCGAGGTTCAGCCAGCGGATCGTCAGGTCGGCCTCGTAGAGGAACATGAGCTTGTCGCCGTTGCGGGTCTTGGTCTGCATGGTGATCCAGTAGACCGGGTCGCCGTTCTCGGCGTGGCGCGTGGCCTGCTCGCTGATGACGTCGAAGTCGACGCCGAGCTCGTTCATTATGGGGGTGATCTTCTCCCACACGTCGTAGATCTTGGCGTACTTGTAACTGACGCCGTCGCTGTGCTGCTTCTTGACGATCTCCGGGCAGGCTTTCCGCATTTCGACGAGCTTCTGCCGGAGCGTCAGGCAGGCGGCTTCAGGAGGGGCCGCAGCAGCGGCCGCCTCGGTTTTCTTGGTTTCTGCCATATCGGTGCCTCCTTACACGTCGACCGTGAAGATGCCCGGGGTCTCGTAGACGGTGACGCCCTCCACGATCTCGCCGGTCTCGGTCAGGGTTGCGATGTCGCCGGTGTAGCTGAGCAGCTTCTTCAGATCGGCCCAGCGGGTTGACTCCTCGACCTTTACGAGCTCGCCGTAGCCGTTGGCCTTGAGCCACGGCACCAGCTTGGTCTCGTCGAGCTTGGTCTTGGTGGTGCCCTTCTTGAAGGTCAGGGTGCCGGAGAGGAGGCGGTACTTCTCCGTCGTCTTGGTCTCCTTGTGGGGGACGGTGGCGAAGAAGTCGGCCAGACAGCTCGTGAGGTACGAGGTGCCGTTCTCCATGCGCTTGCGGGCGGCGGCGACTTTCTCGTTGATGGCCGCGATCTGCTCGTCGGCCAGAGCCTTCAGGCGGTCGTACTCGCTGCGCTCGTCGGCGATCTTGCGGATGGCCCAGTCGGCACAGCGGTCGTCAGTGATACGGAACGGGGCGCGCTCGCCCTCTGCGACGGTGCCGAGATCGACCTGCTCCAGCTCGTCCAGCATGGCAGCAGGCAGCAGCTCGGCCTCCTGCGTGGTGGTGGCCTCTGTGTCTGCCTGCTCGGCAGCGAGGGCCGCGGTGGTCTTATCGCTCATTGTTGTGCTCCTTTCTTTCGGTGACGTTGAAGGTGAGCATCACGCCGCAGGTGACAGGGGTGACGCTCTCGAGCTCGAGGTCGCGGCCGCTGCGGAGGTGCAGGGTCTCGCCCGGCTTCATTTCGGTGAGGTGTTTCATCTGGTACTCCTTTCTGCAAAGAAACGGTGCCCGCCTTCCTCGATGACGAAGATCTGACTCTCGTGGAAGTCGCTGGTCACGAGGGCAGGGTTGTAGAAGTAGAGGATCGGCTCGTCCACGACGGTCTCGCCTCGGTCGAACACGGCCGCGACGGCGTCCTTGACGCGCTGTGTGGGATCCGGCCGGCTCTTGGTATAGCTGTAAAGGACGACGGCCTCAGAGGGCTCGACGCCGCGCTTCTCGGCTGCGTTGAGGATGCACTGAGCGACGAGCATCTGGCCCTCGAAGGACTCCCCGCCGGCCTCGGCCATGACCACGCGCTCGACGACGTCGCGCTCGGCGTCGGTCAGATGGTAGCGCACGGCGGGCTCGGTCGGCTCCACGGTCTCAGCGGCCGGGGCGGGGGTGTCCGGAATGTATGCGCCGACGGTGTTGGTCGGCGGCAGGATGTCGGTCTCCTGCTTGCTGCCGGCCGGGGTGGTGAAGATCGCCACAGAGATGCCGCCCAGCAGAAGGACGGCAGCGGCCAGCGTGGCAGCTCTCAGGGCTTTCCTCTTGGCACGGCGGCGCCGGCGTGTTATACTTGCGGCGCGGGATCCGTATGCTGGCAGGCTGCTGGATCTTCTCGCATGGGTCGCCCGGTCGCAACGGGCGGCCCTTTCTTTTGTGGTTTCCATTGGTTTCTCCTTTCACTGAGCCCGTGCGACGGTCAGACCACAGAGGGCGTGAGTGAGGTCGCCGAACTCGGTCTCTCGGACGGTGTCAGCGGTCAGCAACACGAGGTAGTCGTTGTCGTAGTAGTCGATCTCGGGGTGTCGCTGCCGGTTTACTTCGTTTTTGTGGCGGGCGTAGGGCTCGGCACGGTTCCAGACGTCGTCAGGGATCCAGCGGTCAAGGTGATCCTCGACGCGCTCGCGCAGCTCCTCGCTCGTGATCGTGATCTCCGGGCTCATGCTGTCACCTCCGCGCCACGCGGGCCGGGAGCGTCTGCTCCGGGCGAGTCAGGCCCTTGCTGAAGCTCTGCGGCTCATATCTGACGCCCACGATCCGGCGGCCGCTGACGCCGTACTTGGGGTTGTAGCCGAACAGGTTGACGTAGCTGCCGAGATCCTCGCGCTCGTCGTCCATCGCCTTCAGCACCTCGAACAGGGCCAGCACGTCGTCGATGGCGCGATGGCTGTTCTGCACCTTGCCGGTGAGGTCGTAGGCGATGATCGCGTTGGCGAGCTTGTGCGGGTAGGCCCTGCGGTCTTTGTAGACCGTCAGGCTGTCCAGCCAGTCGATCCGGCCGACCTTCTGGCCGCGGAGTAGGCCACGGAGAAAACAGGCGTCAAACTGTGCATTGTGGGCGATCATCAGCGTCGGGCCGTTCTGCATGAGCTTGGCGATCTGGCCGGCTGCCTTGACCGGCTGCACGCCCTCGGTCTGGAGCCGCTCGTCGGTGATGCCGGTCAGGCTGACGATGTTCTCCGGGAGGGTCTCGCCCTCGGGCAGCTTGATGAAGGTGTCCATCTTGCCGGCGATCCGTAGGCCGCCGGTGGCCGTGCGCTCCACGCGCAGGGCGGCGAGCTCGATGATCTGGTCGCTGTCGAAGTCGAGGCCGCTGGTCTCGGTATCAAACACGACGAGGGCCTTGTAGCGGTCGAACAGGGTGGAGAGGTTACTCATGCCGGGCCTCCTTCTCGCGGGTAGCTCTCAGGGTGCCGAGCATAAACGAGAGAGCCGTGGTCAGTTGATCCTCGGTGGCGAAGGTGCCGCCGTACTGCTCGGCCAGCGCCGCGATGATCTCGCCGGCGTGCTCCGGCGTGACGTCGTCGGTGGCTTCGTCGTCCTCGATGGAGATCAGGAGATCGGAGTCCAGATAACAAGCGGGGCGCAGGCCGTAGCTGCCGATGCAGGCGTAGTCCCCGAGCAGAGTGCCAACGGTGAAGACGAGGCGGGCGAGTGACTCGTAGCCGTTAGACTTCGTGCTGAAGGCGGTGGACAGCCACCACCAGTCGTCTGCATTTGGGATGACGTCGCGGTTGCGCCGGTACTGGTCGACCGTCAGCAGGAAGATGGTGACGGTGCAGGTGCCGTAGTCCTTCAGGCCGTCGTCGGTGGTCAGGTCGAGCTCCGTGGTCAGGAAGGCGTTGGGGCCGTTCACGTCCTCGAGCAGGTTGTCGAGGTAGGCGCCGTTGAGGTATTCCTTGCTGCTGGCGACGGCGAAGTTGTTGCAGTTGCCCTCGTCAAAGGCTCGGGTCTCGATGATGTCCTTGCTCAGGCAGAGGGCGCGGCCGTCATCATTCTCCAGCAGGATCCAGCTCTGGCCGGCATAGTCGAAGGCCGTGCCGCGGGCGGCGTTCTTGAGTGCGATCTTTTTCATGGGGTTTCTCCTTTCGTTCTCTGCGGCCGAGCCTTCTGGCTGGCCTGAATGTTTGGCAGGGTCTCGCCGGCGCGGAGCCGGCTCTCACAGTGCGGGCAGATGTAGCCGGTGCGGGGGATCTTCTGGTAGATGCTGACGTTCCAGTCGAGCCCGCAGCCGACGCACTTGGCTGTCATGGGCCTCCACCTCCTTCCGCAGCCAGAGCCTCGAAAACATAGCGCCGGATGCGGTTGCGGTACTTCTTCCGGGTTCTGGCTTTCTTTGCGTGAGCTGCGAGGTGCAGCCACTTCGGCGGCACTCCGATGGCCTTGGCCGATACCTTCCAGAGCTTTTTGAGGGCAGAGAGCACGGCGTTGATGACCGGCTTCAGGGCTTCGGCCAGCTTGGCGGCGATTTCCCGCAGAGCGTCGGCCAGCTTCTCGAAGGCTTCACGGACCTGCTGCATCTTCTCACGATCGGCGAGCGTCATGCTGCCGTCGTAGACGTAGGGGCTCAGCTCGTCGTCGCCTCCGTCGACCAGACGCTCACAGAACGGGAGGCCGGCAGCTTCGGCAGCCTTGCGGCCCTCCTCGAGGGCGTCCCGGCCTTGCGTGACTTCGCAATAGTCCGCGAGGCGGTTGCGGCCGCCTTCGTAGTGCCAGCGGATCCCGGCGGCGATCTCGTCGATGGTCATGTCCTCACCGAAGTGGCCGCAGTAGTAGCCGTTGACGATGACGGCGTCCGGGTCTGCCTTCAGGATCCCGATGGCCTCGTTGAGGTCGTCAGTCTCCCACTCGCCGTTCCAGATGTCGCTCCAGATCGTCAGGGCGTTCCACGAGCGGCCGGTGCGATACACGATTGTCCAGCCGATGCCGTCGCGGATCTCCGCGGCGAAGTCTCGGGCGATGTCTCTCAGTGCTGCCATGCTGGCGCCTCCTCTCTGGTGATGTGCACGACGGTGACGAGGTCGTCGATCTCGTGCTTGGTGGTGTATGTGTCCCGCTCGTCGAGCCCGATGTGCCGCAGCAGCGTCTCGGGCCCGTCCAGCAGGAAGGCGGTGACGGCCACGGCGTTCAGCCGGTAGACCGTGACCTCCACGGTGCAGCGGGCGTCGTCCTCGTCCAGCGTGGACTGGAACGAGGCCCGGCAGATTGGGGTCGCCTCGTATCTGAAGGCGGTCGCGCGGTTCTCGCCGGCGATGATGTCCTTCACGAACTCCTCGAAGGCTTTGCGAGGGATTGAGCTGCGGTACTTGTCCAGCGTGACGTCGGCGAGCTGCCGGATGGCTTTGGTGTTCATGCTCGTCACCTCACTTTATCTCGTGGATCAGAGTCCTGAAGTGGAAACACTGGATGTTATAGCCGCCGGCTCCGATGGTCTGGATCTTTGCCTTGCCCTCCGTGCCGACGATGATGCCGTTGATGTCGCCCTCGGGGCCTATGTAGAGCGCCGCGGCGTCGGTGATGGTTCCGACCGTGCTCATAATGCGGCCGATCAGGTCGAGCAGCTTGGCCCGCTTTTCTTCTTCCATCGTCTTTTCGAGCCATGCCTCGCGCTCGTCCTCGTTGTGGATCTCCAGCAGCTTGAGCGTGATCTGGTCGCCCGCTTCGCGGAGCTTCTTCTGGATCTGGTGATATTCCAGCCCGCGCTCACTCAGGAAGGCGTCGACGTCGCGGCGCGGCCAGAGGTTTGCGAGGTCGTAGTCGGTCAGCTCGCGGCCCTTGTAGAGCTCGCGGTACTTCTCGAGAGAGGGGAGTGTCTGAAGCGCTTCCAGCCGGGCGGCCCGTTCCTTTGCCTTCAGATCCTTGCGGTACTCGATGAAGCGGATCCGCTTCTCTCGGTAGTAGCCGATCGCGTGCTGTTTCCAGTTTTCGAGGAAGTCCTTCAGGATCTCCGGGGTGTTTGCCTCGAGGTAGGCGTCGCGGGTGATGCGGGTGTTGAGCTTGTCCTGCCAGTTTTTGAGGATCTCGCGGGCCTCGGCCAACTTGGAGGTCGCGCTCTTGATGTCCTCACGCTTGATGCTGATGTCGAAGCGGTCGGCGCCTTTTTCAATCATTTTGGCGAGCTGGCTGTTGTGCTTCTTGAGTACGGCCTCGCGCTTCGCCACGCGGCCCTCGGCGTCGATGACCTTCTGCTCGAGCTCTTTCTGTGTCATGGTGGTCTCCTTTCGTCTTGGCCCGGCCGGGGCCGTGGATCTTGGTGGTGTCGAGTCCCTGAAAAGCAGAAACACGACCGCCGGATCGCTTCAGAGAGCAGCGCGGAGGGGGTGCGCAGCTCGTCCATTTTCAGCGTCGGGGTCGTGTGATCGTTTTCATGTTGGGCTCTCCTTTCTTCGGCCCGGCGCTGCCGGGTGTTCTTGGCTACTGTGCGGCCGGTGCTCGTTTACCTCTGCGCTTGAAGCTCTCACGCAGTCGCCTCTCGGCGAGCTCTGCGCTGTACCCTTCGCGCTGGTTGGCGTCCAGCGCGCCGGTCGCGCCTCGCTGGAGCTCCTTGTAGATCGTGGTGTGGTGGACGCTCAGGCGGGCCGCGATGTCGACCGGCCGATCTCCGAGCAGATGCCACGCCTCGATCTTCTTCCTGTCCTCGAAGGTCAGGTAGCGGTACTTTCCCGTCAGTCTCACCTCCGTCCTATGGGGTTGTAGTAAAGAAAAAACGCACAGCCGACTCACTTGAGTCTCTGTGCGTTTAATGATAACGGACGGCGCAGCAGGCGAATTTTCCTCCGGTACTTGACAAACTGCCCGGTTTTGCTATAATAGTCAGGTATCTTGTCCGCGAGCGTGCTGGAATCGGCAGACAGGCAAGCTTGAGGTGCTTGTGTCCGTAAGGTCGTGTGGGTTCAAGTCCCAT